ATATTGTATTCATCGCCTATTCCTAAATCTTCTTCGTCACCAATCGAAGATGCTGCACCAGTCGAAGACCCAATACTAGCGTAAGTACTCGCATCCGCATCTTCGGCAACGGCACGGCGCATCTGTTTGACTTTTGCCATTTCGACCTTCACATATTCTTCACTATTACTCGCCACAATGAGGTCATGAAACACCGAATAATATATGTAAACATAAAGCATTTGCACTGCTTCTCTATCAAACAGTAATTGTTGGTCGGCAAAAATGGGAATATTCTCGGCAAACAAATTAAGGTTTACCAACATGACTTCCATATCCCGGAAAAACTGACACACCATTTCATCTTTTTGATACACATTCAGTTTTCCATAATAATCGGAAATGTTTCGCACAATATTTCGTTCATGGATTTCCGACAACTCCCAATGTTTCATTGCCGACGCATTAAATAATCCAATCGAACTCTTTGCAAAATTGTCGGCATTCAGTAGCATTGATGGGACAATTTTGGCAGTTGCATGCACACAATTCTTTATGAACTGCGACGATTTAAACATCAACTCTGTGTCCTCAGAACCAATAGAGGCCCATGACCCTACATTTGTCAAAAAACTGGAAATGCGATTTTTGTCGCGAGTCCGCATTGATGAAAAATCCACAATGTATTTATTGATGACAACCAACATGGTCCTGTTTGCTTTCATTAAATATCGTTTCAGCACATTCAATGCATCCACTTTTGAGGAAGGAAGCACACCGTCTTTATATAAATCCACCAATTTCATTATGTGGTTGGCAAGCGGCGTCTCAATGATTTTTTCATTTGACAGATGCTCGACCAAATCCACAAATGCTGCTACACCATAATCCACCTTTTTCTCCGATAAATCAACGCTCACTTTGTTTCGGTACGCCACTGTTTGCATCAAATCCTGCAATGATTTTTGCGAATGCGTGTGTCCCAAACTCTTCAATTTCTCTATCATCTGGGGCAAATCTTTGGCGTCCAAGTGTGGTTTGTCAGGATAAAACGCAAGCAAATCATCCGGCACCGGTGCATCCACAGTCAGTTTGCAATAATGGATAAATGCCGCATAAATCTGCTCCTCCGAGAATTTCTTCTCAACATCCAGTGTTTTTTTGCCTTCCATGGGATAGAATAAATAAGATGGTCTCACCAACTTTTTAGCATCATTGTAAATTTCCGAGTATGTTTTCACACTCTCTATCGACTTGGCAATAGAGGCGTCCTTGTCGATGAAAAAATCCAACGCCTTTCTCTTCTTCACATCACTCTTGGCATCATCCTCGCAACATGCGTTCTCTAAAAACACAATAGACCCGGCGCGCAACAACGCCTCCTTGCCAAAAATTGCCACAATTGTATTCACATTCTCTATGACTCCATAAGAATTGGCAATGATTTTTCCGTAAACTGTCCCCAACATATCCTGTTGCAATTTATCGCCTTTTTTAAGAGCAAGTCCCAATTCTTCTTTGAATTCGGATGATAGACCCTGACTTTGTGAACCCTGCATTCCAATCTTCACAATTGGTGGTTGAAACTGCGTCCATTTTGAAACAGCGTGTTCTGGTGGAATAGCATAGGCGTCGGGATTTGATTCCATGTGTTGTTTCTTGCGCAAATACAGGTCAGCAACATCGGAATTGAGCGTGACTCTTTTTGACATCAGTTCCATCAATCGTTGCACAATGACATCGCGTTTCTGATTTCCAATGCTATTCCACGGTTCGATCGAACTCTTCACATTCTCTATCACACACGCCAAATATTTAATGCCCACATTGTTTTCTTCGCCTGCCTCTAACGGATATCCGCCAAAACTAAACACACATCCGGGGAAAGTCTTGCGCGGTGTAAAAGACGGAATCGCAGTTTGGATCGCCACAAAAGTCAAACAGGCAGTGAAATACAATTTGTTTTGGTCAAAATAAGTCTGATATGAGACAATCTTGATGTTTTTCTTTGCTGCCTTCTCCTGTTTTGCCTTGTAAATCTCCGCGCTGTCCAAGTTTTTCACAAACTCGATAGAGAGCAGCATGATTCGTTCCTCAATTATATCAAATTCCACGCCCATATATTCACACAGTGAACTTGCAATGTTGTAAATGTGCTGTGTGTTAATATCCTCAAAAACTTTCTTACCTGCCTTGGTTTTACGACCTAATACAGGTGATATGTCAGTTGCTTCATTTGCTCCGCTTAAAGAAAGCAGACTCTCCCCCGCGCTCGCAGTCATGATATCCGCATGCGACACCTTGAATCCCGCCTCATTGTACTCGTCCTCATCCACAAAATCAATCTGTTTGATCACATATCCACTGTGTCTATCCACAATCGCGTCGTGGTCCTCGCTCAATTTGCCAATGTGTCTGCACACGCGGTCCAACTCGTCCTCGTAATTATTCGACACTACATAACTGTAGGCAAGTTCATACAGGAATTTGGGGAGCAATTTGGAATTGGTGTCAACACAGTATAACCAGTGTTCGGACTCGGCAACGGTGTCCGACATGACCGCATCACGGCAGAAATGGTCGCGGAATCGCATAATGTCGGCGTGTCTTTTGGGGAAATCCGACTGCCCCAGAATATAGTCGCGCAACTTGGTGTAGGGCGATTCCACGATGGTGTTTTCGGCAACTTGCGTCCCCATCATGTAGAAGAATATGTTCTGCTGTTTTGTCGCGCTGTCTTTAATCCACCGAATCTTTTTGAGGAGGTCGAGATGGTATTTGGCGCGCGCTTTCAGTTCCTCGGTCATGTCCTGCATAGTCAGGTCAATGGCAACATCCAATCCTGTGCTTGCAAGGTCCTTCTTTTTGAGTCGTTCCTCGGTGTATTCGGCAGAATCGCAGGTTTTCTTTTTGCCATCGGAGTTTGTGTAGCAATTGGGCGACAGATTGCAGAAGGTTTCTTCATCCACATCTTCTCTTATCCAAGTGTTTTTGTGGCGCACATAAAACGAGGTCTTTTTGCGCGCGTTTTCTTCGGCACTCACATCGACCCCGGCAATAGAGTCCTTGTTTGCAGCAACAGGAACTATAGACAACATAGCATAATTGCCGGGTCTGATTCGGCGCCTGCCCGCAATCAGATTGATTGCCAATTCTTCGGCAGTCTCTTCGGTCGCATCGTGTTTTTCCACAAGAACCATTTTTAAATACTCAATGAATCTTTCCGGCAACATTTTGCCCTTTTCTTCTTGATATTGGTCCATGATGTTGTAGGGAACATCGTCATACTGTTTGTCGAAAAACACATCCTCGGTGTCATTGTCTTTTTGCATATCCCGAACTGATTTGTATTGTTTGGCAATAGCGCGTGTGGCGCACGATTTCGTTTTTAATATGCTCGCCTCTATGTCACCACTGTTCGACGCCAATATGCGCGACAAATCGGGTTTAAACAGGACTCCCAACATGAGCGATACAGTTGCCATGTATGCAGACCCGCCGTCAACATTCAACATGGTCTTTAACGTTTCCGAACTGGAACTGGTACTTGTGCTTACGCTTGTACCAGGCACCACCGGATATCGCTCCTTCACCATTTTCAAAAACTCGGAATTCTCTTTAAGAACCCGGTAAATTGATTCCTGTATCTTCCCCTCCTTCTCGTATTTCTTGGACCCCATCTCGCCAAATTCGGCACCCTTGGATGCCATCTCTGCCTTGTATTTCTTCACCATTTCTTTCACAAAGTATCGAATCTCCTGATACGAACCACTGTGTTTGATATCCGCATTTGACCTCTTGTCACTCAGCGTTTTTGCCGAATACGTGATGTTGTCGGGATACAACAGGAAGGGTTCAAAAAAGGAAATCATGGCATGAAAACTATAAGGGTCCGGAATGCGGTCGCGCATCATGGTGATGATAGAGCGCGACCTGGGAATTGCCTTTTTCAAAATATCCTCATAACTCATTTTACCATCGGTTTCAAAATCCGTCACAAATTCTAAAAACCCGGGAACATCCTCTATTGTCTGATTTGCAGAAATGGTTTGCACATCGGTTTTTCCGCGCAACAGGCGATGATAATACATCCAGTTGTGACTCTTGTTGACGCGGTCCAATACATTGGTCCCGGGCAAATCGACACGCGAAAAATCAATTGCTGCATCCGGCAACATGATTACCGATTTTGCATGTATTTTGTCCGGCAAAGTCATCTGACTTCGCAAATACACGGTTTTGCCCGATTTCATGATGTGCTGTTGCATCTTGGACAGTCCCAAGTTGTATTTTTGCATGACAAATCGGCGCGTCCCCACCTGATACGATTTGTTCACCTTGTTGTACACATGACTGTAATAATTGTCCAAGTTTTCTACTATGGCGTCCAAATCTGTGTGCACTGCCTCATCTTCATAGGATGTTTCCATTGGCGTCATATTTTCATTCAAATTTTCATAATATGCCGAATATTCCGGATACAACTCTTTTTTAGACTGCATTTCCAACACATCATTAATGTAGGTCTTCTTTGATACACTGTCGGCATCAAATCCTTCCTCCACATTATACAACTTGGTCTGCTGTTTGACAACCGGTAAAATCCATCGCAAATTGCGGTCCAACCTGCTCAAATGCTCAACAAGCGGTTTGTATGCAGCATCAAAATTGTTGTATCCCGTGACATTTCCATTCTCGTCAAAAATAGAGAATTGCTCGCGCAGTTCCTTGAAACGTCGCACAATAGTATGAATGCGCGCCATGACGCGACTCGTCTGTTTGTATGTGGGTATGGTCGACAACAATTCGTCCAACAGGTCATTTAATTGGATATCGATGCCATATCGCTGCTCCGACCGTTTCACTTCGGTGCGGACCTGAATTTCTTCTTCTTCGCCAAACACGATGTCATCGACACTAATAATGAGTTCTTTCAAGGTGTCATTGAAATTCGGGTCCATGCGTGGTTTATCGGGCATGATGATGGCAATCTCGCCTGTTTCCGAAACATCCATGGATGCAAACTCTTCAAAATTGGGGATTTCACCCTCTTCCGATAGAGCATCCATCATTTGTCTTAAACTTCCTTTAATGGATTTTGGTATTTCGCGAATTTCGATTTTCTCTATTGGCAAATTCTTAGGAATGCCTCGATACTCAAAATTCAAATAAATGACCTCCACATCAGGATAAGTGATAATCTCAATCATGTCCTCGTCCACATTGGTGATTTCGCCAGTAATTACTGTAGGAATCTCGCCCCCGAAATGCACGTTTATCCATTTTCCAGTAGTTAATCCGTTTTGCCGGGCATATCCTTCTTCTGGCGCACGCGACAACAGGTGAATCTGTGAGATGGATTCTTCGGTCAATTGACCGGTTTCATACATCGTTAAAGTGTGTTTGAATCCACTAGTTACATCTAAAATCTCTATCAAATGGTCATCAATGTAGTCTATGTAAAATGTTTTTTCATGATATTCGGCATTGGAAGGTGCAAATGTCTCTATGATGTCGCCCAATTTTAATACTAGACCCTCTTTTGAAGAAAGACCCTCTTTTGAAGAAAGACCCTCTGATTCATCATTGTCGCTCCAGACTATTTCTTCATACGACATTGTATACTATACTATAATAAAGTATAGCATATAATTTTTATACCTTTGCTACTTGTAAAACAATATATATTCTCGAAATCATTTAAAAATATGATTGCAACAATTGTATTATCAAACCATGACCACACACACCATTGATTTAAATCAGTTAAACCAGATGCCTCCTATTGTGAAAACCATCAAAAAGGGGAACTACACAATCAGAAATGTGGAACCCGAGTTTTTGCCAAATGTCGATTTGACCATGCGCATGTATAGAAGCGTGATCACCAATCAAACAGATGAAATTGTGTGTGTTGCCCCGGCACAATCAATGACCAATGATGCTTTTTTTCAAATGACCAATGCGATTGGGCAAACCACCATGGTCGATCCCAATGAAATCCGCGCCACTGAGATTATTGAGGGAACCATGATTAACCTGTTTTGGGATAATGACAAGTGGGAGATTGCCACTAAACGAAGCGTGGGCGGCAATTATCATTTCTTTCGCAATCAGTATTTTCCAGGACTTCCCGAACCCGAGCAGAAAACCTTCAGACAGATGTTTTTGGATGGATTAAATTCGGAATACTCGGACATTGGTGATTTTGCCAACTCGTTGAATCTGTCAAAGAAGCACTGTTATTCCTTTGTTGTGCAGCACCCGTGCAACCACATTGTGTCAAATGTGAATGTCCCTGCCACATATTTGGTGAGTTGTTATGAAATTGTCAATCATAGTTGCAAATATGTGGATGTATTTTCTCTCAGACCCACTTTTGAGAGTAGCAATGTGAAGTTTCCGCGATTCTTTGACGACATGTGCGATGCGCAAACAACGACAATAGAGAATGTTTTTTTAGAAGTCCAAAGGACTGACGGGTCAAATCCCTTAGAAGTGTCAAATCCCTCAGTAAACAGAATATACTTGGTCGGTCAGGAAAGTGCAATCATGGAACGCATTGAATCCTGTATGAAAAACCCGTTGAATTCATTCTCAATTCCCGGAATAATGATTACCCACATCCCCACTGGATTCCGCACGTCTTATGATAATCTCACATATACAGAGATGAAGATGTTGCGCGGCAACAATCCGAATCTACATTACCAATATTTGGTGTTGCGAAAGACCAATAAAGTTGACATGTTTGTGCATCATTTCCCACAGTATCGTGCGCACTTCAATCGATTCAGAGAGCATTTTGACGTGGTTGCAAGTCGCATTCATCGCCTGTATTTAAATATACATGTCTTGAAAATTCATAAACTGGATGATGTGGAAGACAAACGAGACAAATATCATATTGAGAAGTTGCACTATGAGCATTTTATTCCGGCGCTCAAGGCATTCAAAAGTTCCGAGACGCCTTTGGAAAACTTGGTAAAACCCAAGATTACCCGCAAAATGGTTGTGCAATACCTAGACAGTGAGAATGTCATGGTGCCCTTTTAGGGGAACCGCAGGTTCCCCTAGGACCCCTCCTCTAAGGGAACCAAGGTTCCCTTATGATCCCTCCTTTAATGGTAACTACGTTGCCCCACGTGTAACTGCCTCCCTTCGGGTAGCAGTTATATTCACGGTGCTCTCCCCTAGGACCCCTCCTTTAATTGTGCACAATTTTTTATTATTTTCCTACAGGTATTGTAGGAAAATAACTTTGCTATATTAATGAATTTTATATTGCGTCAGCGTAGGGCAACGAAGTTGCCCTTAGCGACGCTAATCGGTGCCGAGGGTATAACTGCCAAAGGCAGTTACACATGGGGCAACAAAGTTGCCCTACGATTGCGCCCTCGTAGGAGGGGTCCTGGGGAAAGGACGCTTTGCGTCCGACCGGTGCCCATCCAAAGGATGGGCACCTTAACCTTGGTTCCCCTTACAGACTAAAGATAACCGACAACTTGCACAAAGTCTGAATATAAGTCGTAACATATTCCCTGTTTTTAGGGTTCTCACAAATCTCTTTTGCCGGAATACGCACAGCATCAATGATTTCCATAATATTACGACTGTTGCTCAGCGCTGTCAAATCCTCCGAATAGTCTTTCTCAAAAAAGAAGTCAATGTTCCCATCTTCAATGACATTCTTGTATTTCAAATACACGAATTTGTGCCAGCATTTTATCAATATTGCTTTATTAAAATCAGTGAGTGTGCGAAACGACTTATTTGCGGTCAGTATCGATTTGTTTCCCGGCAATACTTTCAACATGTCTTCCAAGAATTCAAAAAAGTAATCATTGAATGATCGAATTACTGTGGCGCGGTCTATTTCTGGTGATGACATTAGTTATGTGATTAAATAATGATATAACAATAGTTTTATATTTTTTAACACATAAATAACTTATCTTGACGGGGCAAAGGGATTTGCGGGCATCTTGCCAATTCCCAATTGCGCATCTTGCGCCTTGCGCATTTGCTCATAACTGGAAACCACACTATCATCGCCCTTAATCTTGTTGGACGTGAATTCTTCGGGCGGCGTTATTATGTTTTGTCGACCACTATAACTTGCCGTCAATGAATTCAAAGCACTACCTCCACTTCCTCCTAAACTAAATCCCATCGGTTCGCCATTGAAATTCGTTGCCGCCATTTTGTCATTCACAATTCGCGATTCATAATTCTGCAAAATCTCGTCCCCATAAATCACTCTGTATTGTTCTTTGACCAAAAGCATTGCAGGCACACTGTGCACATTCGGCGGCAACAAGACGCGCTCACCGCCCTCCGTAATAATAAACATCTGGTTTGTATTTGGGTCGCGTCCTCGTTTATCAAGACACAAAAAATTGATTTCATTTGTCAAGTTTGCTTTCACCAAACACTGCAACACTTTTTGACTATGTTTACAATAATTACTGTAATAAAAAATATTCTGCGACATAAAATATATTACAAACCGTGATATTATTGAAGGCAATATTAACTTACATCGGTAAACCAAATAAAAATAACTCAATAAAATATACAAAATATGTCATACAAGAAATCGGATGCTATCAGTTGGACATTGCATGCGCTCAAAATTGTAATTGGCGACGAGTCCATTCGCGAAGAAATCCTGATGCATTATCACCCCGAACTTCATAAAGGACTTCTGACAAAACTGAGAAGAATCAACCACGGAAAACAGCATATTCGCACATTCAATGCTTTTGTAAAACAGACAAAAAACGACACTTCTTTTGATGATGCGCTAGAGAAAAAGAAAGAAGATATGCGCGATTACCTGTCTGAAATTGTGAAACTGGACGGCACTATTGTCTTTACGGCAACCAACATGCAGCGTGATGCCGATGATTTTGAGACGCATTTCCAGACATTTATTGTGGATAATGACAACAAAACCGTTTTAGCAATTGATCCGGCATACAACAAGACTGTGTTGAGGACAAATAAAAAAAACAACATCTTGGCGCCAATGCAAGGCATTTATTATGCGGAGGTCACACACGAAGTGATAAAACCGTTTTTTGAAAAGGAAAAACCTGATTATGATTTTCGCATTGTTCCTCTATCGCATCCTGCGCAAATTGCGTTTGACGATGTGTTTTGTCAGTCGTGGTCGCTTTTCATCCTAGATTCCCTGTTGTCAAACAGGGTTGCTGAATTTGAAATCCCCGACAATCAAATTGACAAGTATGATATGATTCTGCGATTTTACAAACGCATGTTCAATGATATTCCCACGCTCAAAGAATACTTAAAAAATGAGTACAAAGGAGAAATCATTGACAATTATGGAAAAACGTCGACTTTATTAAAAGCAAATCCTGCAAAAATCCTCATGGCAATGACCAAGTCGGATATGAAATAGGGGAAACCGTAGGTTTCCCCTTACCCCTTCCCTATGACCCCTTTATGGGGAAACCTACGGTTAAGTGGCGCCAGAGGCGCCACGACGCTCGCCCCCCATGGGGGCGAGTCAACCCCCTATGACCCCTTCCCTATGACCCCTTCCCTATGACCCCTTCCCTATGACCCCTTTGTGGGGAACCCTAATATAAATGTAAACTCAAAATTACATTTATATAATTGCATGCACTAAACAATCATGTCCACCACAATAGGATAATGGTCCGAGTTGTATGTATCGCACGACTCCGTATAAGGGTGCGGCATAAATACCTTGACCACTTTGTCCAACAGGTTCGGTGTCATTAGCACATGGTCAATCATCGACATCTCATTTGCGCTGGATTTGCAGTCCCCATTGGGGTCCCACCAATCCGTGTATCGCTCATTTTGCGCCACTTTTTTTGCCGCGGTTTCCAGCGTATACGCCCCCGCATGATCTCCCGCAGCACCTTTCAGAATGTTCAACACATTGGATGTCGGCATATCCGAATTCGAGTCCAGCGTCACTCCGTCATAATCGTTCATGTCGCCCATCAAGATGATGCCAACTTCATCCGCATTTCCTTTCAGTAAACTAACAATCAATTCCTGTAATACAGATGCCTGTGCTTCGCGCGAGGCGCACCGCGACGGTTCCGTTGGAAATGCGAGTAGGTGCGCGCCAATCAAATACACCGTGAGTATTCCCATCTTATAACTCGTGTAATAGTGTTTTGAGACTCCCGACGACCCTGTGCCCGAGTAATTGCAGTGCGATCCTACAACAGGGTATGTGTGAGTTACTGAACTCCGCTGCAAATCTGCCGCGGGCGTCCATTTGGTCATGAGTCCGACATTTTGCCCCGTTGAGGTGTCCGTTCCAAACAGCAAATATGGTTGATACGCGTTGCCAAGAAGTCCGTTTAACTGTCCCAGTTCATAACACCCCTCTACTTCACACAGGTTCAATATGTCGGGGTCGTATTCCTTTATTACATCGGCAACATAATCCATATGTGTTGTTGCCTCTGCCAGATTCTGCCAACTGCAACTGGACCCGGGGCATCCGTTGTAGGTTTTCAAGAAAAACCACTCTACATTATACTGCATCAAACGCACGGGGGTTCCTACAGGAATATTGTTGTTATTGCTTGCACCAACAATGGAACATTGCGTGTCGTTGCTATTAGCGCGCGCCATGTAAAACAATGAGCAAATGATTGCCAATAGAGAAAACATCAAAAATCACTATATATTAAGGGAACCAAGGTTCCCTTAAGATCCCTCCTTTAAATTAGAGGAACCATTTATATGCGTCGGCGAAGCGACGCTAATCGGAGCCGAGGGCATAACTGCCTTTGGCAGTTACACGTGGAGCAACCAAAGGTTGCTCATCGATTTGCGCCCTCGTTTAAAGCATAATCCAACAAATCCGGGTTAAAACGCATTTGGCGCAGATGCTTAATGTTCTCGACATCAGTGTCATTCACCATTTCCATTACAGGATATTTAAGGGTGCGCAGCATTTCTATTTCCGTGTGCAATTCACTCACTTGTTTTTCCACCGCATCATGCAGCACCTGTTTGTCGCCACTCTTGTTGTATTCCTCCATCATTTTGCGCACATCATGCATAACCCGGTAAATCTCGTGCGTTTTCTTTTTAATTAGGCGCTCGCGCACCGGGTCATTGACGACATTTTCCTCGTAGTCCGAGTAAGTATTGAACATCGCCTCATCCCCCTGATACATCTCTAAATCCTGTTTGAACTGTTTTGCCGATTGCGCCTCGGTCATATAATTAAACAAGGTGTCCATTTTCATGCGTATTATGTTGGCGCGCTTCTCCTGCATATCATCCTGTGTGATCTGCATCAAGTCGCGCACATTCAAATAAAACCCGGCAGCAACCTTCATATTTAACTCGCACTTGGGCGTGGCAGCACATTGTGCATACAAAATATCGTCTTTGCGCCAAAATTCGGTGCCCCCGGTCTTGCCGCAATTCACACACTTTTTGACAATAGCGCGCACCAATTTTTTTTTGTTTTTTGTGGAAATCGGCATGGCAACAATGCTGCGCACTTCTTTTGTGCGAGTTGCCTCGTATTTTTGTTTGAGGGCATAATACTGGTCTAATGTGGCAGTTTCATGTTCTTGATGCTTTTCTTTGCCTATTGCGCGACACTTCTCTACATATTCAATTTCAACATGTGAATCGTGTTTGAAAATAAACCCCGATTTATCTGCTTGACACACATTGACTATTTTGCGCAGATTGTCGTTGCCGGTGCAACTGATTTTCTTCAGACCAGTCGCATTTCCTAAATCAAGAAAAAACAGATTGGGATTGTCATTGATTTCGAGGGTTTTCAAGGTTGCCGGCAAATTGGTGAGTTCCGAAATCTGGTTGCCATTCAAATACAATTCTTCTAAATTGGTGAAATTGCTCGCATCAAAATAGGCAAGTTTGTTACCATTGCAACTGAAAATCTTCAATTGTCGCACCCCGTCTTGAGGCAAATTGTCAATCATATTGTTGTCAATATTTAATACACGTGTTGTGTTGGGAATATTGAGAAGATGCGTGATTTCGCCACGCTCGCACTGAATGATGGTTGGCGTGCGTCCTTCCATTTCAAATGCTGCCAAATCAATGGGACCGACAGCACTGGGCAATAAATATTCTTTTGACTTAACAGGCATTCCATTTATGTATGAATCGATGTTGGTTTGGTCCGTTTGGTCCATTTCTTCTATATTATACCGGTAAAGATTTACACCATTGAAGAATTAAAACGGCACGTTTTAATTCGTTAATGGAGCGGTATCGTTACAGGTACTGCTCATTTGAAGATTGTTCTTCAATGATGTATATTGTTTATTGATTTTTATTGGTGACTTGCATAATAGTCCATGTCGACAAAAGGCAACTGAGTAATATCGGAAGCATTTTTGGTTTCTTTATATCCGCGTATTTTTGACATGATGATTGCCTGATCGCGCATCATCTTTTCGTGTTTTTCCTCTGGAGTGGGTTTTGAATTGTATCGGTAATAGAGAAACCCACCAAAAACGATAAAAAATACGACACCAATTGCCAAATTTAGAATAAATGAATATGTTTTCATCTTGTATTCATGAGTTTTTTTGAGGGCATCTGACAGAAAATATTTGACTCCTGGTTCTACTAAACTGGGTTGATTTTCCATTATAATATAGGAATTTTTGTATTAAATTTCATGTGTCCGCAAAGTGAAAATAGTATATGTTTCAATTCTATAGATGCAAGCACATAATTTGAGAACCGAAGAAGATGAAGGGTTTGAAGATGACGAGTATGAAAAGTTTACCGACGACAATGAAGAAGGATTTGAAGATGATGACCATGAAGGATTTGAAGATGACGAGTATGAAGGGTTTACTGATGACGCCAAAAAATTTAATAAAATATCTTTGCCTAAAAAATCATCAAGTCTGGTTTTTATCGGATTTGCTCTTGTGGCAACCATGATTGTGTTTGGTCTTTATTACATAAGATACAACGGGGGATATATTGCCGATATTGTTGCCGGCAAAATCCCGTCAAATTCTATATTCATCACTGTAATATTTATTGCCATTATTTTAGCAGTCATTTCATTCCTCTTAGTGGTATTTAAAGGTGCTATAATGAAAACAGACATAAAACAAAAAAATGTGATTAGCATTGTCACATCTGTAGTAACCATTGGACTCCCAATAATAGCAATCACTTTATTGACCATAGAGAATTTGCCGCTGATGATGCGCTCATTTGAAAACACATTCGGGTTTTCATGGATTAGTGGCAAGAAATTGAGGGAATTGACACAAAAAATATTTGGTGGCAATGGAAATTACAATGATTATAGCATCATCTCAACCCAACTGTTTGAAGAGAATTACAAATACTATTTGACATGCATGAAAAAAGATGCTCCGATAGACCCAAACATCAATTTGAACCGTTTCAAAAATGTATTTGTTGATGATTCTTATTTTGATGAAAAAGGTAAAATAAAAATGAAAATTCCGGACAAAGAAAACCCGGATGATAAAGTGCAAGACCTGTATGATTTGCTGACAATGGTGGTTCGCAAAAGACACATCTCGGTTGCCACATGGGTTTCTTTAGGAACCATTGTTACAATGTATGTGAGTTATTTGTTTATCTAAGTAAAGGAAACCAAGGTTCAAGGCGCCCCATGGAATAACTGCCTCCCTTCGGGTGGCAGTTACACGTGGAGCAACCTTTGGTTGCTCTGCGCCGAGAAGTGGAGCACCGGAGGTGCTCTCCCCTTTGGATCCTTCATTCGAGGGCGCAATCGTAGGGCAACTTTGTTGCCCCATGTGTAACTGCCAAAGGCAGTTATACCCTCTTGCTTCGCCTTACCAATTAGCGTCGCTAAGGGCAACTTCGTTGCCCTACGTATAACCACCAAAGGTGGTTATTTTCGCTGACGCATATAAATGGATTATGCTATAGGTTCCACTATATTAAAGGAGGGGTCATAGGTTGTTCTACCGGAGGTACTACACTTCTAGGCGCCTTCGGCGCCTTGGAACCATGAGTTCCCCTTAAAGGGAAGGATCATAAGGAAACCGTAGGTTTCCTTAACAGTAGTTGGCATTGTCAACAGAATCCCACACGACGCCATATGTTTTTGCCCAGTTTTTCTTAGCACATGTTGGGTTGGGAATTTTAGAGTTTTTGTTCCACAGAGTGTTTGCAAAGTTTAAATGTTCTGGGTTGCCAGCAATATATCCAACACTGCTTGGATTTGACATATATCCACTCAGTTTGTCATTTCCTTTATTAAAATTGGTGGTGGGTATCTTGCATGCAATAATTTCTGCACCACCAGCAAGAGTTAATTTTTCCGATTTCCAATTGTCAGGGCAACTTGTAGTAATTGTGGGAAATCGGGTTCCCTTCTTTGCGTTGCTCATGTTCCATCCCAAAAACGCAAGCATCAATATCAATACAAGAGTTGCAACTGCCAACACTATTAAATAAAAAGAGTCCATTTAGTATTATTGGTATAATAATTCATGTGAAAATAATATGCCTCTATTGTATTATCATGCCTAAAAGTCTTCAAGAAATGGATACATATAACACAAAAATATTGGATTTAGCAAGATATAATGGACGCGTCAATTTGATGGACATGCCCGATCCCAAAATCCAATTTGCCATGGCAGAACGAGTTGCTGTAAAAAACAAGGCAACCGAATATCGCGCGCCCCTATTGGGACAATGGGAGGAGACGCCTCTATCGCGCGCCTATTTTTCTGCCGAAAATATCCAAATCATACAGAATGGTATTCGCGCCGGGGTCTACAAAATGTCGAAAAATCAGTTCACTGTTTTACCACAAAATGTAGATACTATTAAAATCATTATGCGGAGCATCTATTTGCAATATGCCGAACACATGCCGACGGAGATTGCGAAACAGGTGGCAACGATGAACAAGTTGGTGCTTGATTATGCAGTGCCATATGTGTTCAACGAGGCAACCGCGTATGTGAAATACATGGAGGATGTGAGCACGCTTGCCACGCCGTTTGATTTGCCGACGAAGATTGATCGGGACTATAAGAATTTGGAGTCGAAGCGCGAGTTCCTCTAAGTAAAGGAAACCAAGGTTTCCTTTGGATCCTTCCTTTTAAGGGGAACCCATGGTTCAAGGCGCCCTATGGGCGCCAAGAAGTG